GCTGACTTGGGTACCTTGTTATCTTTAAAGACTTCTTCAATAATCTTAGCGTCTTCGATAGCGCCTTTAGATTTTGCATCACCCTTGAGTAATGCTATTGCATTCTCTACATACTTGCTTTCTCTTCCCGGATTCTGGAATGACAATAGAATAGAATGACCCAATACCATCTGCATATTATCTAAGAAGGAATCACGCTCTTGCTGCCTTCGTTGAACAAGCCCCGGCAACTGAGACTGGAAGGTATCAGGCATGGCAGCAGGACCAGTAGGTACGCCGCCCAGCCCCATCTGTGGTTGGGGTTGTGGTTGTGAGGGATCAGGAGTACCATCTGGTAAGAGAGAAGAACCAACTAATCCCGCGCCACCTAGAACTGCTGCTGTTGCAACTGGTCGCCTTCTTGCAATTCCTGCTGGTATAGCTGGGCTACCGGGAACTGCTGGTCTAGCCCCGTATGGAATTTTCTGTGCATCCCTATTAAACCTACCACCGGGAGGAAGTCTCCATACTCCGGGCTTTGCTGCTTGCGCTTCAACTGCCGGAATACCTTTAGCCCCCTTACGCCAGCCAGTACCAGCAAAGGGTCGCTTGCCTAGATTCCATAATGATTGTGCTGCTCTAACGGGCCATGCCATATTATCTACCTCTAAACATTGACGGCAGTGGAGCAAAAGCCCTACTAGCTGGGCCTACTGATACTGCCGAATAGTAATCAGGGTTGGGTGCTTCAGTACCCTTTATTAAATCAGATAAGAACATCATCTTTAGCATGCGTCTAAGCTTCTCCTGTTCTGTTGCTGCCGGTCCAGTATCTCCTGCAGCTTCTTTTATCTGTTCTTTGAATGGACCTTTTGGTAGCTTACCAATATTACCAGTTGGCCCAGCATCAGGACGAACTATAGGGACTCTCGCTGGTGGGGGTTGTTGAGCATGTGCTCCTGTCTCCCTAACGCTAGGCGGAAGTCCACCCGGACCCATTGCTCCAGCACCAGAATAAGCAACTCTAGGAAGAGTTTGTTTTAGCAAGTACTCATCTGCAGTAGAAGCAGCAGGAGATGCTACCCTACTAGGAATAGAAGTAAAGGGTCCACTAGGCTCAAAGGGATTGGGCTGCCCCTGCATCATCTTAACAAATGCAGGGTCAGCAGGTGGGGTTGCTAGATTCATTCCAGTAGACTTTCGATTACCTCTATCAGAGGCTCTAACTTGAGCAGCTATAGCTTGTTCGCGTGGACTGAGATTAGCTGGACGCATGGCGCTAGGCATAGGAGGAGGACCAGTAACTGGAGTAGAAGGAGGCATAGTAAAACCAATAGAAGCTGGAGTCTCAAAGTTGCGTACTATATCTGCTACACTTCTTGGTCCTGTTGGAGTGCTTGGTCTTGTAGGCTGTGCTGGCGGTCTACCTGACTCCCCTCCAAAGAAGGGGCGAACAGGAATGCCCGGAGCAGTGCCTACGACTCGATCAAGCATGGGATCTATAAGACCCTCTTGAGTTGCGAGCGCGCCACCCATTAATTTATCTTTCCAATACCTTCCTATATAGGATGGATCAATGTGCCATAGTGCATGTGCCATATATATCTCCTACTTCATTCCAAATAATGATGACATCAATGGTCCGCCTGCACCCATCCCTATACCACCAGCAAGGGCTGTAATCAACGGGCTCGGACCACCCGGACCAGTAGCCGTAGTAGTACCACCATAATCGCCAGAGATACCAGCAAGGTAGTTCTGAAGACCGATAGTCGGAAGTTGTGATTGGTAAGAGTAACGCTGCATGGCTTCATCAATACCAGCCTGTTCCATTGCTCGTTGCTGCCCACCAATTGCACTCATTGCATCATACTGCTGTAGTGGCGCACCCATAATAGATGGATAGCGACCTAATGCACCAAGCTGTCTGTCTTGTGCATCTTTATAAGCTTGGAATTGAGCAGTAGCAATCTTATTTGTAATGTCTTCTTGAGCGGCTGAAATCGCATTAGCCTGTACAATATCACCCCTAGTAGAACCACCGGGATTATACTGTGTAATCTGTTGTCGAATACCCGGCAATACATTCCCTGTCAACTGAGCCATAGCTTGCGCTCTAACAGCGTCAGCTACAGGATCAAACTTAGCAGTGTCTACATCACCAGATAGAAGACCAAGCTGTGCTGCCTCTGCTCCAATCTGCTGCGCTCCCGGTCTTGGGCCGGTTAGATATCCCAATGCCCCTGTTTGAGCCGCTGTTTGAGCTGGTGTAAATCCAGCAACAGTCGATCCTGTAAAGTAACTTGGTGTTAGCTTACCACCAGAATACAAGTCTTCAGCCCTCTTAAAGCCTGTCTCTAAGTAAGGCTTCTGTTCAGCCCAAGGCTCTGTTCTTGTTACAGTTGATTTGCTTCCTCCAGACATACTCTACTCCTTGATTAACCTAACACCAACTAGAATGTGGCGTAAAATCTTATCATCTTCATCCCTTATTTCATCTGACATGCTGCCGGGAAAGTAGGGGTAATAGCCGTATTTGTCTATATCTTTTTCTGTTCCAGCTGCTTCCCACGCACCCGCTTCACCTCCACCAGCATCCCTCCAAGTATATTTTGGGTACTCATAACGATAACCCTCAACACTTGGCATAGGCAGTCCAGCAGTAGCGGTAGAACCACTAGCGTCAAACGGGAAATCCATTTGATCCGCTAATGAAAGATATGGAGCTGCCACACCAAGCGTCCTACCTTTCCCACCTAGCTCTGTAGGTCTATGACCAAAGTGTTTCCAATGCATCCTACCATAGTCGGCTAGATTAGTTTTCCCATGCTTGTCTCTATTAGAAAGGAAGTCAGCCATTAAGTCTGGGTATTTCCGTACATAATTTCCAAATATACTACCACCTTGGAAATTTAAAGGTACATCAGGAACTGATGGGCGCGTATATGATAGCAAGCCTAGAGGTGATGGTGGAGCATAATCAGCAGCGGTTATGCCAGCAGCGGTAAGTACAGGTGGTAATGCCATTAGTGTAACCTATGTTGTAGTTCTTTTGTATACACAGTATATGCGTCCTTCCATTCTGGTAGTAGTTTTTTCCATCCCTTTCTTCCCCATAACTCAATAGCTGTGCATCCATACTTAATAGCAAAGCCTTCAATCATTGACTGAAAGTTTTTTATTTCCTTAAAGTCTTCTCCAGCCAAAGATATGATTCGTAGTATTTTCTTCTGAGGATACTGTATAAATTGCGTAACCATTGCAGCATTAATGATATCATTATCTTCATACGCTACCCATAGTTGCATCTCACCAGTAGATAATGGTTCGAGAAAGTCTTCTGGCTCTAGCTCACCTTCGGAGTGTACCGCTGCTTTAGCTAACATTGGTGCAACATCCTCCCAAACGTAAGGAACGTCATCAGGATAGAGTAGGTGAGGTTTCAAAGCTGTGTCCATGTTCCACTATCATTAAAGAAGTATATCCCCTCTCCACTTCCCGGATTCCAGTCAGTTCCATCCGCATATCTTATATCCCCTTTTCTTGGTCTGGTCGGTTCAACGTGCATACACTCAAGCCTAAAGGTAGCCTGATTTAAGAATATACTTCCGATTCTTTTTAGCTCAGTAACTACATAATTACCAAGATCTTCTACACTTTCGGGTAATGGGCCGGGTTCGTATCTTGTTTCACTCTTTACTACACGATCAATGAACGTTGCCATTAGTATTCCCTACTACCTCTATTGCCAACATTGTCTACATCTAAAGCATAACCATCTAACTCCCAATCCATATCAGTAGAAGACTCAAACTTTACTGCATAGAACTTTCCAGTTCCCCTAACCGATACTTTAGATTGAGTATCAGGATTGAATAAAACTGCACTCTTCCAGTCATAACCACCTTCAGTTGACATAGAAGTTCCAAGGTATACAGTCATAGAGTTAGAGCCGTTTATAGACATCTTTGGATAGATGGCGCTAATGCGCTTTACCCCTACAAAATCTGGTTGACCTTGAGCATTCAAGGATAATCCAGTTCTCTCTACATAGGATGTCATTAATGCAGTATCCTTCTTATTACCAGATCTATCTCTATATAGCTTAGTATTAATAGGATCAGCAAACAACAAGACCTTATCCTGTAATGCATAGCTCATCGTCCACGGTCCAGTAATGGTAGCCCATGTAGTTGTAGCACTTGCCCATGTTGAAGGTAATACGGGATCTCCAACGTTCCCATAGCCCATATGAGCGACATCAGGTATGTCTCTTATGGTAAACGTATTAGTTATATAGTTCCATACGACTGCCTTATTAGGCTCAACAGAGGGTGCACCATCGGCAGTGAAGCAGAATAGTATTTCAGTTCTGCCATAATCTGCAGAAACAAAGCATTTGTCAATCTGCGCTCCATCAATAGAGGTAAATACATAGTCCCTTAATCGCTGTGGAAGAATAGGCTTTAGTCTTTGACCATCATTGACATAAAAGTTACCCTTACCAAAGATAGCATGACCACCATCAAACTCAG